TCGCCCTGCCAGCGGTAACCGTTGGAGGTCATGTGGCCGCCTGCAAAGCGCTGACAGGGCATTGCGCTGCCCAGCAGGATCATGTCCTCGCACTCAGCTGCGGCCTCCTGCTGTGCCATGTTGATGCTGCTGGTGGCGTTGGTGATGAACGCACCGCCGGGCTGGTACACGAAGAACAGCGGCGGCTCGGTCTGGCCGTACTTGGCCATGATGTCGGCCTGCATATCCTTCTTCAGCTGGAGCAGGTACTGTTTGTATTCGGCCTTGTCGGTAGTGCCGTCTGTGCCGTTGGTAAAGCCCTGCCCGCTGTTGTGACCGTCGTAGTTGTACTCGCCCTGCATAAACACGACAGCCACGCACTTCACGGTCTTGTTCTGTGCGGTGACAGCAGCCTTGGTGTTGTCCAGATAGTCCAGAAAGGCGTCCTTGTACAGATACTCGTAGCCATAGCTGGTGCAGCCCTTGGAGAGCCGCTCGATGGAACGTCCGCCCAGACCAGTGGAGTTTGCGATAAACTTCTGTCCCGCGTCCCGGTGTCTGCGGTACATGGTGGCGAAGTGGTTCACCGCTGCCACGATGGGGGATTCAAAGCCCGCGTTCTTGCAGGGGTTCAGGCCGGTGGTGGTGGCAGCCTGATACCAGTGCGCGCTGCTGCCCACCATGTACACGCCGTCCAGCGCTGTATCGGTCAGTGCAATCTGGCTCTCGGTGCCGGAGGCAAGGCTCTGGCCGTAGATGATGATCTGCGCATAGTCGCAGCCAGCCACGTCCGCATAGTTCACGCAGCCCATGCGGCTGGGCGTGTAGACAGGTGCTGCGGTCGCTGCGCCCAGAGTGCCGGAGTCGCCCTTGTCGCCTTTCGGGCCCTGCGGGCCTGCCGGGCCAGTGTCACCCTTGTCGCCTTTATCGCCCTTAACGCCTGTGGCGGCAGCTGCAATGCCTGCTTCCATGTGGTTCAGGTGGGCAGCCGTCAGGGTCTGGCCGTCCACAAAATTCTGTTTTTCGTAGCTCATTTGTTCCTCCCTAAGATCATCTTTCCAAGGACCGCCTGCCCCAGCACGGCAAAAACCGTGTCTGTCGGTTGATCCGGCTTTTCCGGCTGCGTGGTGCCCCACAGCGCCGCCAAGCGGTCACAGGCCGCCATGGCTGCGTCATTGCCCGCCGCCAGAAGCCGCAGGATCGCCAGCAGTTCCCGCTCTGCCTGTTCCGCGCGGGTCTTTTCGGTGGTAAGAGCAGTGGCTAACCGCTGCTCTTCATTGGCAGCACGCTCTGCTTCGGATGCAAGGCTGTCGGCATTGGCTTTTTCCGCGGCTTTCGCGCGGGAAATCTCCGATGCAAGGTTATTCCTTACGCCCTGAACTGCACCTCCGGCAGCCTCTGCGCTGGACGCGGCCTCTTTTGCCTTTGTGGTGGCGGTATTTGCGAACTGCTCCACATATTCGCCCATCTGGGCGATATCCTCCCGCACCTCGGGCGCTAAAACGGCAGAGCGGATGCCCTTGATCGCCTCCGGGAATGTTTTATTCATAAGGCTGTCACCTCACTTTCTTGCCGCGTACCCCTTGAGCGTGCGGCTCAGGTCATACGCTGTGGTTGCTTTGCGGGCGCTGAGCGCCTGCAGGTCGGATATGCTGGAAAACTTTTTGCCGAAGGTAAACTCCTTCTTTGCGGGCTTATCCAGCGGCTCTACGAGCTTGTTGCAGTTGATCCAGACGTCCACCCCATGGGGCGGGGAAAGGATGTGGGTCAGCTTGCCAAAGGCGATGCGCTCCACGTCCACGCCTGCGTCCTTCAGGTCTACGGCTTTCACCGTGATGCCGTCCGCAAGGCGTAAGTGCTTGCCAAGCTCCATGTCGGCCTCGTCCTGAAGGGACTGTTGCGTGTTGGCTGTGCCGTCCAGCACCAGATACCGGGTGATAAGTCCGTAAAGCTTCTGGGCGGTTTCATCGTTGGCGGTGGCGGTCAGAGTATTGGTGGTCTCCCACAAAAACCAGCCGCTTTTTTTCTTGCCGATAGCTACCACGCGGGTGACAATGTCCTCGGCCTTGACGTAGCTGGTCAGGTCAAGCAGGTTCGTGCCGAAGGTGATGCCCTGCACGTTGCGCTCGGTCGCGTCCTGTACATAGTCCAGATAGCGTGCTCTCTTGTACAGACCGGGGAAAAAGGGGTAAGGAATTGTTTCGTGCCGGGTTGCCAGATAGCCGCCGTACACGTCCACAAGTTCGCTTTGCAGGATGTCCCACGTTTTGCCGTAGTTCTTGCCGTCGCCAAAGTCGTGCAGTTCCTCCACGAGCTGCGGGGTGTAGTCTGCGGACTTTTCCCTGTTGACGTACACGTTGACCGTGCCGTCTGTTTCCGTTTTGATGCTGTACGTTTTGGATTCGGTGTCCTTTTTGGTCACCTTTATGGTGTTGTCAAAATGATAGGTCTCTATCGGCGTAGTGATGGCAGGGGACACAACGGTCTGCTCTGCATCATAGGTCTTGCTGCCCTGAGAGATTGCGTTCCGGCGGAGGGTAAACTGATTGTCTCCCGTGCGCCAGATGAGATAATCTTTTTTGGTTGTGATCTTGTTCAGCGGCCAGCTCTGTTCCGATGGGGTCTGCACTTCCTCATAATCAGAGAATACCGTAGAGAAATTTTCGATAAGCCGGTTTCCGCTGCGGGAGTAGAGCCCCCAATCCTGTCTGTAGTCGCCGTCTGAGTCCGGGCTTCCGGCTGCATAGTCCAGCTTCAGATAGCACTTTTCGGCTACCGGCACATACCGCTTTTGCTCCTCCACTGTGATGTTTCCGATGCGGAAGCTTTTATAGCTGTCGGTCAGGCTGGTGTGGCTTTTGCAGAGAAAGTTCAGAAACTGCCGGATGGTCACGTCCTTGGCGGTGTAGGGCGGCACATCGGTGTCGTTGAGGTAGGCAAGTTCGCCCTCACAGTACACCTTCTGCCGCAGCAGAAAATCCTGCTCGTGGTTCATGACCCGGCCCTGCCAGATTTCCTTTCCGTCCTGTTCCACGGATATCACCGTTTTCAGCTTTTGCAGGGCACTGTGCGCCACGTTGCCCAGCGGGATGGTAAACTCCAGACTTCCGGCCTTGCCAAACTCCCGGGTCAGGGTGGGGCTGATCAGCTTTGTGGTCTCCAACGCAGAGCCGGGTGCATAGATGCAGACCCGGTTTATCCAGCTGTCCACAGCGTCCTGTATGCCCGCATAGATTTTGTAACTCATAGGCTTGCCCCCAGATACTTGATGGTGATGCTGCTGGCGGCGGTGGCGGTAAAGGTCAGGGTGACGTTTTCGCCGTCCGGGATATCCAGCCCCTCCAGATACTGCCACTCGGTCGTTTTGGCAAGGCTGCCCGCATAGGCCTTGTTGACCTGCAACGACACATCTGCCACGCTTTCGCCGCGCTGGAAGTAGACCGCAGCGGTGTGCGGTGCGCCGTAGATGACCACGTCCACCGGCGTATCGGCTGGCAGCGCAATGCTGCGATAGTCCCGCAGGATGTCCGTTTCAAAGTTGATGTCGTCCCACCGGATATCCTGCGTGCCATCGTAGACGTTGTACTTGTACGGGTTGCAGCTGCCTGTGATGGTGACCGTAGCGGAAAGCCGCCCCGGCACGAATTTGACGTGCCACAGCCCCTCCCAGTACCAGGAGGGATCATCGTCAAACACGCATTGCAGCCATTTCCCTTCAAGGGCGTTGTGCAGACGGCTTTGCAGTACCTTCCACAGCTTTTTCGGCGCGGTGCAAAGCAGCTCCATGGTGATGGAGCGTTTTTTGTAGTGCACCTTGCCGTCCAGCGAGGTGGTAAGGTTGAGCAACGTGTCAGATCCGGGTATCTGCACAAGGGTCTCGTCCGGTTCAGGCTCGCCGATGTTCGGGCTGCCGACCTTCATGTATAGCCCCCACGTTGCAAGGGTGTCGTAATTGCCCAGCTTTGCGCTGTGAACTGCCATTTAAACACCCCTTTCTGCCCGCAGGGTGTACACGCCCATGCTGGTGTCCATGTTGGTCGCAAGGCGCGGTGTGAGCATATCGGCCACCTTCTCGCCGTCCATGACAAGCTGCCCGGTGCCGATGTCCGGCAGATGCTCGTCCAGCATATCGCGGATCTGCTGCAGGATGCCCAGCTGTGCATCCGTGCCGGTGGTCTTTTCCATGTAGCGGTGCTGCATGGCTGCCCGGGTGGAGAACTCGGTCAGGCTGTCGTACACGTCATGCCCGGCAAAGGGGCTTTCGTAGTGGCTCACAGCCTGCCCGCCGCTGCTGCTCTTGCCAAACTTTGCAAACAGCGCAGCGCCCAGCGCCACCACGCCCGCCACAATGGCGATGATCGCGGCAACCTCCGGGTTCGAGATGATCAGGCTGCCCACCTTGGCCAGCAGCCCGCCTGCACCCTTTGCGATCGTGCCAAGACTGCCCATGCTCCCGGCAAGGCCTGCGATTTTGGTGCCCGCGTTGACGGCAAAGTTGCCCATGCTCGTGCCCATTGTGCCCAGCACACCCATGATCTTGCTGCCGACGTCGGAGATGTTGATGTTAAGTCCGTTCAGGATATCCTGTACCCCACCGTCTTTGCCCAGCGCATTGCCCAGACCCTTGGCAATACCGTCCGCGATGCTGCTGCCGATATCCCACGCCTTCTGCGAAATGTCGCTGATCTTATCGCCCAGTACCTTGTTCAACTGCTGGATGAGGTTCTGCCCGAAGTCGTCAATGAGCTTCTGGCTTTCCGGCGCAAGGCCGTTGTACAGTGTGGACAGCACCCACTGCCCGATGGACTTCCAGTCCTTGCTTTTTACGGCAGTAGCCAACGCGCTGAAGGTGCCCAGCACGCCCTTGTCGGCTTCCTTCTTCCAGCCCTGCACAAGGCCGGAGAAATTTCTGGAGGAGGCTTCCTCCAGTGTTTTTGCCACCTGTTCGGTGCCGTCGGCGGCGATGGTCTTTACCTCCTTCACCGTGCGCAGCGCACCGTCGATGATGGCGGTGTAGGTCTTGGTGATGGTCTGCTTCTGGCTCTCGGTGCCGTCGGTCAAGGTCTCGGTCACGGTCTGGGTGGTGGTGCGGATGCCATCCACCAGCGCCTCATTGGTAGAGGTGACAGAGGAGGCAAGCTCCCGCACCGTTTCCATGGTCTGTTGCACGGTCTTTTTGCCGTTTGCGCCGATGGTGGTAACAGTCTTGATATCCTTCAGCACGCCGTTCACCAGCTGGCGGCTGGTCTCGGTGATGGTCTGCTTCTGCTGCTTCTGCCCGTTGGAGAGCACCTCGTCGGTGGTCTGGGTGGTGCGGGTGACCTTGCCCAGAACCTCGGTGACAGTGTCGGCGTAGGAGCTGACCACAGAGGCCGCTGTGGCGGTCTTGGATGCCGCCGCAGCGGCAGCATCCCCGGACTTGGTATAGGCCGGGATGGCGATCTCCGCCATAGTCTGGGCGCTGCTGCCAAGGCTTGTGTTGGAACTTGCCCAGCTGGCAGTCCAGTTGTCCTGTTTGCCGCTTGAAGTCTCAGCCAAAGAAATACCGGCCGTGGCAGCGGTGGCGGCATTGCTCACAACTTTGCCCTTGCCGGTCAGACCTTTGATAAAGCCTTGTATCAGGCTTTTGCCCCACTTCACCGCCTGCGCGGGCAGGCTCTTGATCCAGCTCAGCGCGCTGGAAAAGCCGCCCTTGAAGGCGGTCAGCATACTGGAACCCATGCTCTTTACGCCGTTTGCCACGCCGGTGAGAATGTTCTTGCCGATGCTCAGCCAGTTGAAGGCAGAGATCACCGACAGCACCGCCTGCAGGATCTTCTTCCAGTTGGCCAGCAGGGAAGGCACGGCCTGTATAATGCCCGCGATCAGCTGCACGATGATGGAAACACCCTGCGCAAGGATCTTGGGCATATTGTCGTTGATGATGCCCGCAATATTGATGATGATATCCGGCACATAGGCGATCAGCTGCGGCAGACCGGCGATCAGGCCGTTGAGCAACTGGGTAATGCAGTTAAGACCTGCATCCACAAACTGCCCCGCGTTGGCGCGCAGTTCCTCGGTAAAGGAGAGCAGCTGCGGCAGGGCAGTGGAAAGAAACGCCGGGATGCCCTGCGCAAATCCCGCTGCCAGACTGCTGACCAGCTCTGTGCCGGTCTGGAGCACCTCCGGTACAAGGCCGTACACCAGCTGCGGGATGCCCGCCAGCACGTTGCCGATCATGGGCAGCAGATTGCCCTGCAAAAAGGTGCGGGCGGTATCTGCCAGTGCCTGCATGGGCGCGGTCAGGTCTGCACCGGTGCTCCAGTCGCCCAGTACGTTCTGCGCTGCTGCCTTCATGGCTGCAAAGCTGCCGGTCAGGGTGGTGGCTGCTTCCTGCGCCGTGGTGCCGGTAATATCCATCTCAGTCTGTATGACATGGATGGCGCTGTACATATCGGCCAGATTACCCAGCTCGTAATGCACACCGGAAAGCTTCTCTGCATCGGTCAGCAGCCGCTGCATCTCTGCCTGCGTGCCGCCGTAGCCTAGCTTGAGGTTGTCCAGCATGGTATAGTTCTGCTTGGCAAAGCCCTGATAGGCATTCTGGATGGACGCCATGTCAGTGTCCATCTTGTTAGCGTTGTCCGCCATGTCCACCATGGCCATGTTTGCCAGCTGCGCGGCGGCGTTGGTGTCCTTGCTCACGCTGGACAGCAGACTGGCGGCAAAGCTGGTGGTCTGCTCCATGTAGTCGTTGGCGGACAGACCCACCGTCCGGTACGCCTGTGCAGCGTAGGCCTTGACCGTATCAGCGCTCTCTTTGAACAGGGTCTCCACGCCGCCGATGCTCTGCTGCAGTGCGCCGCCAAGGTTCAGGGAATCCGAGATCATCTTGCCGATGCCCGCAGCAGCGATCACCTTTTTCAGTGTGCCCACCAGCTTTGTGCCCAGCAGCGTGCCGGCGCTTTCACCGGCAGAGGACGCCTCGCTGCCCATAATGCGGCTGATGCTGCCCTGAATGCCCTCGGCAGAGGGCACGATCTGGACATAAGCCTTTGCCAGTTCAATGCCGTTTGCCATCTGGTTCACCTCCTTCTGCGGCGCGCATCGCCGCCTCAAATTCCTCCGGGGTGTCAAAACTCTGTACGTCCGAAGCGCTGTCGGGGTCAGCATCCTGCCCAAGCAGCTGCATCACAAAGGACATAGGTGCTCTGCCCGGGCATCCGCAGATCCGCCATTCCAGACGGTTCAGACTGTCAGCAATGGATGCCTGCAGCAGCTCGTCAGCAGAGGCGCGCTGCCCGGAGACTTTACGCGCGCTGCGGCTGTCCGGCGGCAGACCGGCAGCCAGAGTGGCCGCCAGCCGCACCGGCAGGCTGCGCCAGCTCAGCACGTTGTAGTACTGTGCAAAATCGCAGATCAGTGCGTCCTCGTCCGTTGCGATCAGTTCGGCGAGGATGCAGAGTTTTTTCCGGCGTTGATGGACTGGAACAGCTCCATGATGGCGCTCTCAACGGCGGACGCAGGCACGCGGTCGTCCTCGGTGCGCAGATGGTCGTACAGGCGCTTTTTGCCGTCCTTGCCCAGCAGCTTTACCACCAGCCGGGACATGGCCAGCGGGTTGCCCTCGTCCAGATCAGACAGTGCGTCCAGCACCTCCATGTTGTCCAGCGCGCTCTCTTCCAGCTCAATGGAAAAGCCGGATTCGGTCTTTGCAGTGATCATGATGCTCCTCCTTACTCGGCAGTTCCGCCCATGTACTCGTAGTGGGTGTTGCCGTCCGTATCCGGCACGGCAGAAAGGGTGGTCTCGTAGCCGACAGGGGACTTGTCGGCGTAGGCGATATCGCCCACAGAGATCACGCCTGCGCAGGGGAGAACCACGCGCTTCTTGACCTTGTTCTTCATCACCATATCGATGACCCATGCGCAGGGCGGGCGCTCGGTAGAATTGGCCTTGACGGTGATGCCGGTCTCCAGCGTGCCGGTGACGTTGTCGTCGCCATACACCGCCTTGAGCACCTCAGGGTCCAAGGCCTCGATCAGGGTAAACTTCCAGTTGTCCGGCTTTTCGCCCATGGCGTCCAGCACGGTGTCGCCGCCCCACGCAGAGGTGCTCTCGCTGGAAGGGGAGTTGGAGTTTACCGCGCCGCTGTTGGAAATATAGCCCAGACCCTTGAACGCCGGGTCCAGATCGCTCTTTGCGTCCTTGGGCAGGGTAGTGCCCAGAGGTGCGCGCCAGACGGCACCGCCGACCTTGGGCTTTGCTGCGGTCACATTTTTTGCATTCATAGAAAATGCTCCTTTCGTCAGTAATGCACCACCTCAAAAACTGCCTGATACCGGGGCAACTTGCGGGTGGTGTCCGGGAAATTGTAGTCGGTGTTCAGTGTGCAGGAGACGATCTCCGGCAGGGTGTCCGCGTCCAGCATGGTCTGCACCGCACGGTGGCTCAGCTGCGCAGCGGCATAGTCGCTGCTGCCGTAGGACTGCACCGCCAGCGTAGCGGTAAAGATGCCGTCCTTGTAGCCGGAGCCGGTCTTTTCCAGCACACAAAAATTGCCGGAGGGCTTCTCCGGCACGGACAGATAACAGGGGAAAGCGTTTTCACGCAGATAGTTCTGGATGATTTCTTCGATCATATCACTTCAGCGCCTTCAGAATAGAGTTGGTGTCGGCGTTCTCTTTGCGGGCGGCGGGGCTTTCGGCGCTTACCTTGGCCACCACGCGGGTGCCGGCTTTGTAGTAGCTGGCCTTGTAGCCCTCGCCAAGGCGATTCTGTGCCGCAAAGGCAATGCCGGTCAGGGCGTTCTCCATCTCCGGGCTTTGCAGCAGCTGCCGCACGCCCTTGCGGTTCAGCTTGATGGTCACCTTACTCATAGCGTTCCACCTGTACTTTCTTATTCCAGCGCAGCGGGATCATGGCTTCGATACCCTGCACAGCCCCGCCGCAGGTGCGGAAGGTCTGCCCGAAAAACGCCACCCGGACGTTGTCCCAGTTGTGGGTATCGCCCTTTGGGATTGCCAGCGTATAGGCGATGCGCCGCCCGGTCAGCTGCAATTCGGTGGTGATCTCCTCGGCAGTGGGCTGCCCCACCAGTACGTTGTGCACGGTGACGGGGCTTTCCTCGTAGATGGGATCGTGGAAGCCGTCCTCGCCGGTCTTGGTCTTTTCGTACAGAACGATATCGATACCCTTCAGCATAAGTCCTCCAGCGGGCTGTGTGCGCCCAGCCTGCTGCCCACGCCCAGCAGCTTTTTTTCCAGCTTGGAAAGGTACAGCTCGCCGGTCGAGCCGCCGCTCATGGTCCAGCTCTGGCTGTAGCCCAGCGCCGTGGCAGTTCCCTGCGTTGCGCCCATGGGGAAGGTGACAGCGTCCCCGCTGTTGTCCTCGCCCAACTGACGGCGCACCATCCGGCAGGATACCAGCCGCTTGCGGTCAGCGTCGGCATCGGCGTTGTAGGCGTCGATGATAAGCGCCGCCTCGCTCAGCAGGGCGGTGCAGCGGCTGCGCTCCTCATCCGATAGGACGCGGAAGCCCGCCTCCACGTCCTGCAGTTCTGCGTAGCTCATGGCGGCACCTCATCAGGTGGCGGTGTTGGTCAGCTTGTTGAACACGGTGGTGTCGCAGCGGAAGCCGACCTCGATTTCAGCACGCACGGCAAACATATTCTGCTCAAACAGGTTGATGGTGGTGCTGCCGTCGGTCAGAGTAGCCTGATCGGAGATTGCGATCTGAACGCCCTCCACAGTGCCGTACACAGCCTGTGTCCAGTCACCGGCAAAGCCGACAACGTGCTTCTTGGCAGCCGTGGTGTCGGCAACGTATGCGCCCTTGCTCTGCATAGCGCTTGCACCCAGAATCATGGGCACAGCGCCCTCGGCCACATTGTTGATAAACAGCGGGCGCTTGTTGCCGTCCACCGCGGTCAGAAGGGTAGACTGTGCCTTGGGAGAAAGGACCCAGCCGTTCAGAATGCCGTCATGGGCGGCAATGTCTGCCTGTGCAGCAACGAGGCCGCCGTATGCATCGGTGCCGATCTCCTGCGCAGCGCAGCCCTTCAGGGTGTCGAAGTTGGAACCCGGCACAGTTGCCCCGCCGAATACGGTCTGATCGAACTTCTTGCCCAGTGCCAGAGGCAGGCGCTGGATCAGCGCATCGTACAGATTGGGCAGATCACGCTTGAACTGATTGGAAAACGGAACGATGACGGCCAGCGTGTACGGGGTCATCTGCTTGGTGGCCAGCGTGCCGCGCTTGACGGGCTTCTTTTCGGTCTCGCCGACCCAGCCAGCCTCCGGGTCACCGGTGATGACGGGAATGGTCACGCCCAGACCGGGGAGCTCGATTTTGCGTGCCAGCCGCATAACAGCCGAGCCCTCCTGAGTCTTCTGCCAGATCTCGCTGGAAACAGCGCCGGGCAGGGAAATGCTGGTCGTGCGGTTCATATCAATGGTTGCCATGTGAAAAATCTCCTTTCTTAGTGAAGCATCTGCTCCGCCCAATTTGCAAACTGCTCACGGGTGGAACCGGTAGGATTGTGACGAGGGTCTCCGCCATCTTTAACATTGGGATACCCGGCAGACTGTGTGTCGCCGAACGCCCACGGGTTTGCCTTGACTGCATCCTCCAGCGCCTTGTTGATGTCGGTGGTGCGGTCTTTAGAGCCCTTCAGGGCATCCAGATCCAGCAAAGCGCGCACTGCATCCACGCTGCGGCCCTTCTTGCCGAGGATGGCGGTGTTCAGGGCGTTGTCAAAGGCAAAGCCATCGGCCTGCGCCTGCATATCTGCCTTCAGCTTGGTAACCTGCGCCTGCAGCCCGGCAACGTCCACGCCGTCAAAGGCCTTCAGGCCGTCCTGTGCGGTCTTGAGCTGTGCCTGTGCACTATTCAGCTGGGTCTGCAGGGCTGCGGCTGCGTTTTTCTCCCGGGTGATGTCGCTGCCGTTCTCCTGCATGAGCCAGTTCAGTTGCTCCTCGGTAATGCCGGGGATCTTGTTCTTTACGTCTTCGCGTTTCATGGTGGAAACTCCTTTCTGTTTGTAAAACCTCGGTTTGGTGACGCAGTTCTCCGTCTGCGTCCGGTTGTGGGCAGGGTACGCACTGCCCGCTGCGATGGTGCCCGTTCCGTCCTCATGCGGGCAAAATGGGCATAATAAAAGCACGGTGCAAACTGCATCGTGCTTGATACGGGCTAAAACAGAGTGTTCTGGTTAGTGCCTTTACGGTTTTACTTCCACGCTGGGCAGGATGTCCGTGTGGAAATAGAGCTTATAGTGGTACGGGTCGGTATGGGTACCGGTAATGTCCTCCACCACATACATAGTGTAGCCGTTCAGGTAGATGTAATTCTTGCGGTAGGTGTCCGGGCCGATTTTCACCGTGCAGACCAGCTCGTTGTTCGAGTTGTTGGAGATGGACATGTAGCCCTCGGCTTCCATGATGATCTTATCGGTGCGGGCGTTGTAGACGGTGATCTTGCGCTCGCTCTCAAAGTAATCGGCCTGCTTGGAGATGTTGGCATTGGCCTTGTCGGCCTCCGAACAGCCGCACAGCAGGATAGATGCGGCCAACGCGATGGCGAGAAGAATCTTTTTCATGATGCTTTCCTTTCTGTTTTTGGGCATGAAAAAACCACGGTGCGTGTGCATCGTGGTTTAACGGTTATTCAACTCCCGGCGGGAGCTTTCCGAGTTCTTTCAGAACATCATAATAACCTCGCGCAGCCAGCTGACGTGGCGGAACGTCATCCCCATCATAGATATCTTGGGCGCATAGTTCGTCGTATTTATGGTCGATAGGATAGTCTATCAGATACTGCTGCATCTTCTTTATACGTTCCGGAGTAAAGAACTTTTCATTCGTAGAACTTGACACCGTATCCCTCCAATTCTGACAGACAGTTGCGAACAAGAAAATTCAACGATTCGGCGGCTTCCTGATAGGAAATCTCTTTCCGATCATATTGATCTGCAATGCCGTTGACGGATTCTCCGAGATCAGAAACCAGTGTTTTTACGGCTTTTGCGTCAAACGAAGCTGATTTTTCAACCGCATAAACGTGCCCATCATGGCCAACAGCTGTAAGCATTTTCAGGTTTACGTTATTTGCAAAGTTACTCAAATCCCGTTGTGAAAAAATGTTACTGTCAGGGTGTGTATGGATAACAATATACGGCACATTTTGTTTTGGCACCGACACTGTTGAGCGCTCTGCTGCTCCTGTTAACTCTTTTGTGAGCGGTTTCATATTCAAATCGTATGCCCTGCCAACTTCCACTCCAAGCGGCTGCTTGGATGCGGTCATAAGCAGACGTTTGTGCGCATTTTTCAGCTGCTGTTGTCCAGCAGCATCCAGCGTGTCACAGCTGAACGCCTTGACATTGCTGATTGACTGCATTGTAACAGGTTTTGGCTCCATGTTCAAGCTCGAATAAACAGAGAAGTTTTTCCTTGCCGCATACGCCGCCCGCTTCTGGGCGTTGATGGCATCCTTCCGTGCGGCGTAGTCGATGCGGCGCATGGCGTTCACATCGCTGCCGGCTGCACGGTACTGCCTGAGGTATTTCTCCGGGTCGTAGCCTGCAACGCTTGTGCCGGAATGGAACCGCACCGCAAACTCACAGTCGCAGTTGGAATGGATGTGCTCCGCGTGCCCATTCTTCAGCAGCTTTTGGCTGGCGGTCTGCCAGCCCCGGGAGGCCAGCGTGATGCAGAAGGGGCAGGTGTCCCCATGGGGCACCCACGCCCACTGTGCGCCGTCCCGCACCGCGTTGTGCAGGGTGGTGTCTGCGCCCGCCCGCTTGACAAGGCGGCTCACGCCGCTGGGCAGATTCTCGGGGTTCTGGTCCTTGGTGGCGTGCACCATGCGGGCAACCTCGCCATAGCTGGCAGTTGCGGCAGGCTCTGCTGCGGGCAGCAGCATCCCCTCTGCCTCAGCCAGTGCATCGTACATCTGGCAGGCAAGCTCTGCGCTTCCCTCGCCGTACCGGGTGATGACCGCATAGGCGTAAGAGATCAGCTGCTCGGTGTTTTCGGTGCCGTGCAGCTGGATGTACTCCCGCATCTTCTGCCCGGCAGCCTCGTTCAGCCGGGAGAGTCGGGCAATGTAATTATTCCACGTCCGTGTCGTTATCTGCATCGTCCATCTCCATCAGCAGCGCCTGCCCGCGCGCCCGCTGCTCCTGCGCCCGGATGCGCCGGATGTCCGTCTGATCAAAGCCGATCATCTCCAGAAAGGTGTCGGTGCTGGCGAACTCCTGCCGGGCAGTTGCGATCTTGATGGCTGCATCCGCAGTCACGGCCACGCTGGGCATGGCGGGGTTTTTGAAATGCGCCATCACATCGCGCTCCTCCTCGGTCAGCTCAGTCAGAGATACGTTCCGGGCAATGGCCTGCGCCATACAGGCGATGGTGTGCAGGGCATCTCCGTTGCCGGTGTTCAGCTGCTGCGCCATCAGCACCAGCGTCTGGCTCTGGGCAAGAATGGCATCACTGCTGGTGGGGTTTGCATCGTTCACCACGCCCACATCGGTCACGGTCAGGCCGGTGGCTGCCGCAAACTGGGTGGCGGTCATCCGCATCTTTTCCACATGGGGCTGCAAGCTGCCCTGCGCAAGCTGCCCAAAGACCGGATTTTCGCCGGTCTCCGGGTTGGAGGTGGCAGCGATGAGCGCGCCGATATATTGCTTGAATTTATCGGAGGTGATGGCATCGTACTGCTCATCGGTCACGCCGAGGATGTACTTCTGGGGCGTGGTGTCAAACTCCAGCGCGATGGTGGCGTTAGCCACGGTGCGCACATAGTCGTCGATGAGGGAACGGATGGCACGCTTCAGGCGGCTGCGGCCAAAGGGCTTGTTGCTGGTGGCGTTCCAGATCAGCGGCTCCATCAGCGGACGACCCATCCGGTGGGGCTTCCGCTCCGCCGCCCAGCTGCTGCCGTTGGAGCGCAGCACGATGATGGCGGTGTCGGTGTAAAAGTTGACCAGCGCAGGCCGCCAGCTGTCTTTTTGGTGCTCGTCCTGTACCGTGTCGATGATGGTAAGCCCGCAGTCGATACGCCCCTTCTCGCCGTTCCAGAGCGCGGAGGCTGTGGCAGGGGAGTGAAAGCGGATGCGACAGCCGATGTCCGCATCTGCGGACAGTGTGGCGAACACGCAGCCGTACTTCAGCTGATCCCGGCAGGCTTTGGCGTAGGCTGCAACCAGACGGTTGTCGGTCACCAGCTTTTGCAGCCCGTCCAGTGCGCCGCCGTTGCTCACAAAGCCATCGAAGATACTGCGGGATGCCAGCGCGTCCACTGCCTTCTGTCCCCAGTTGCAGCCGACCTCCAGACCGCGCAGACCTTTCGGCAGCGCAAGACCAAGGTTCACGTCCTGCAAGGTGACGTGCCCCTCGTAATACTTGTCTTTGGTGGCGTTGCGGCTCTGGTGGTAATTGTAGGCTTCGGTCAGCTCAGTCAGCTGCCGCTGCTCCTCATTGCTCAAGCCCGGCACAGTGCCAAAAGAAAGGGTAGTGGTCATGGTGCTCCTTTCACCCGATGCGCATTTTGCGGGTCGGGTCGCGTTTACAGGTCTTTACGCCCCACAGCGCCAGCGCACAGGCTTCTACCGGCAGACTGTTGTCTCCGCCAAAGCCGTACCCGCCGCCGATGGGGCGCTTGATGGCGGTGCGGGCGCTCTCGTCCAGCACGGTCTGAGGCTGATACCATGTCAGGCTGTGCTCGCTGATGCTGTTGGTAAAGCCGCCCACGGCGGCGATCACGTCCTTGGTACCGGGGCGGATCACGGCGTTCTTTGCTCGCCACACCTCTTTGATGCGGTCTGCCAGCACGTCCACGCCGTTGCGTCCGTCAATGACCACACAGCTGGCTTTGTCGTACCGCTGGTTCAGCCAGTCCGCCAGCCATGCAAGCCCCTGCCCGGTGGGGCGCAGGTCAATCAGGGAAACGCGGGCAGCGCCGTCCTTTGGCAGCACCGCGCCGCACAGACAGACCGCGCTGCCGTCCGGTGCAAACTTGATGCCGTAGGCGGTCTTGCCCTCGGGCTTTTGCTCCTCGCTGGCACAGGCCGCCCACGCCGCCGGGTCAATGGCAAGATCCAGCTGCTGGGTGGCCTCCGGGCTCCACCAGCCCAGACGTTCCCGGGCAAAGGTGTCCGGGTCCAGCTGCTCGGTCTCGCCCTCAATGGTGGAAAGCTGGATGCGCCGCCCCAGCGCGGGGTTGGTGGCTGCCCAGCGCGCCGGGTCCTTCACGTCCCCGATCTTGTCCACCGAGAACTCGAACCAAGCAGCCTTTTTGGCATCGCCGTCCAGCGCGCGGCGGCGCAGCGCCCGGAACACGGTGCCCACGGCATCCGGCCCCGGTGGCGTGCCCACATAGATGGTCTGCGGATTCAGGCTGGCAGAGATGGCAGGCAGAAAAGAACCCTGCGCGGTCTCGTCCAGCTCCTGCGCCTCGTCAAAGATCAAAAGGTCGCCGTGCTGGCCGCGTCCGCCGTTGCGGGTGCGTGCCAGAAACTTGATGCGGGCACCGCTTTTCAGGATGATCTGCTCCCGTCCGAGGGCGGTGCGGATCTCCTCCACATACCGCCGCATCCGCGCACCCTCAAAGAAGGCGCGCATCTCCTCAAAGGTCTCGGTGGCAGTCTTTTGCAGGTGGGCGGTGTAGATGACCGTTTCATTGAACAGCAGCATCCCGGCCTCGGCACGTCCCTGCACAAGTAGACTCTTGCCGTTCTGCCGGGGCACACTGCCACCCGCTGTGGGCGCTGCCCACTTGCCGGAAGGGGTGCGCCCCATCCAGTCCTCCAGCACGTCACTCTGCCACGGATCCGGGATGGTACCGCCCGCCCGCAGAATGCGCACGGCATCGCCGCCGTCAGTGCTCCGGTACGCCGGAGCGATGCGTGCGGACGGCTCCTGGCTTCCCATCCTGCTGCCGCTGCGCGAGGATCGCGCCGACTTCGTCGTCATCGCTGGGTGCTCCCTCCATTTCCTCGATCTCCCGGATGGTGTCCCGGTACTGCTTGGCCAGCTGGGGCAAAAGCCGGGCATCCTCGCAGCTGTCGATATTCTTGGCCAGCACCAGCGCAAGCCGCTTGAGCTGCCCCAGACGGTTGCCGCCGGCGGTGATGCTTTTCATGGTCGCCATGTCTGGATGCCCCTTTCAAAAAACTTCCTGTGTGTAAATCGGCGCTGGACAGCGCGGAGTCGCCGAGGGCATAGGGAGGGGGACCCTCCCCACCCTACCACTCGCCGTCACTGACCTGCGGAATGCGGCATGGTTTTGCCCCTTTTTTGCCGGTTTTCGGGCTGCTTTGCCCGGTTTTGTTGCCTTTTTGCGCATTGCAGAAATAGTGCGCCGCTTGCAGGTTCGTCCAGTCCTCAGCCGCTGCCCGCGCCGACGGATACCCGAACTGCCGCCATTTGGATACAGGCCGGATCTCGTCCACCACAAAGGAGAGCGGATGCTGCGCATCTGAAGGCTCATCGTAATGAATAGGACCGAAACGCCCATGACAGATGCCGCATTCGCAGCCCATTGCCCGCAGCCGCTCCCGATGCTTGCGCCGCAGGTTGCCGTTGGCATAGCGCGGGTTCGTCATGGTGCAGGCCTCCTTTGGCAGCGTTGTGGTTATAGCGTGCGGACCCCTCGCAGTCCGCTGTACCGCAGACAGCCCCGGGATATTTGCAGGGGGCGGCACTTGCGGGAGGAGCAGGGTATAAAAAGACCCCGGGGTGTTTTGCAAGCCCCGGGGGTATAAAATAAGCCGTCAGCTGGATTCGAACCGGCACCATTCCACGCCAGTCCGCTGCGGTGATTGGTCGCAGTTGCCTGTCATGGATGTATCATCAATGTTGACCCGCCTGCAACAGCGGCGCTCTGCGTTGAGCTACAACGGCATAGGATGGAGTGCGCAGCTGCCAGCAACAGCAGCTTGCTGGGTAGGATGGTGACAAAGGAACCCGCTTGGCGATACGCTGCCACGCACTCCGGGATGATGCTGTGACTGCCATGTATACCCAGTGACCCCGCCGGGGTGGTGTCCTCAACAGTGCCACGGATACCAAAACATAAATTGCCCGGCTGGTACATTCAGGCTGTTGGTCGGTAAGGTGTTCCCCTGTCGCAGCCGGGCAATACAAAAGCCGCAGGGTGTTGGATGTTGTCCAGCTCCTTGCGGCTTTCGCAGTCTAATAATATCACAGGTCAAACAGTGCAAAACAGTGCGTCTTTCATCAAAAACAGTGCAAAACAGTGCGCTTTGCTTCAAAAACAGTGCGTTTACTGACACTCCGGGATGTCGAGAGCCTTCACAGCACGCTTGTGCCGCCGGTATACGCGGCTCACGTCCATGCCCATCTTGACGGCGATCTGCTCCCACTTCTTGCCGCCGATGTATCGCAGGTACAGGATCTCGTAATCTTGTATGTCCACGGTCTGGTTCATGACGCTCAGGATCTCCTTGCAGATCCTCTGGCACTCCATCACCTGCGCGTTGGCTGCCTGCATAGCGTCCGCAATGCGTTCCACAGATCTGGGCAGCGCCTGACCGTCACCAGCGCCGCCGGGAACAGGGGAGAGCACCTGTGTGATATGCTCCGCGTCTGTGCGGTACCGCTCGACCTCTTCCAGCTTGATCTTTTCCAGTTTTGCGGCCTTGCGGTACCGCCGCAACCATTCCTTTTTTTCTTCATAGGTCATTGGATTGCATCCTCCCTTTATCAGCGGTGAAAATGTTCCTCTTTCAGATCCGGTTTTTTGGGCAACGGCATCCAGACCGGAAGGCAATCCGGGAAAGCTGCCACCATGTTCCACGGCCAATTTGTTGTGTTCATGTCGCCGGGGTTTATGTTGATGCTCAGGACGCAGCCGTCCTCGTTTGCGTCCTCTGCGGTTGGCTTCCTCTCTGCCGTTCTGATCCATTCCGGCCAGCGCGGCGGGAATGCTGCCGGTGTCTGCAGCAGTGTTTCAAACAGCCGATTGTAAACATAGCTGCCGCTATGTTCTCCCAGACTTTCAGCGTCTTTTATTCTCCGGTATGCGAGTTCTAAAGCGTCAGCGTCAATGTACTTCTTTCCATTCATTGCCTGATTCTCCTTTTTCCTCTTTAAGGTTGTCCATCAGGTGAAACATATCCAGCTGCGAGGTGTACGCGCTAAAGCGTTCCTCTTGCCGGTCGAAATACTCTTTGCAGAGCTCAAACCCTACAAAGGACAGCCCGGCATTGTAGGCTGCAATCCTGCTGCTACCGCTGCCGAGGTGTGTGTCAAGCACTTTCTGTCCCTGTTTGGCGTACCGCTGGAAAATCCAGTCGTACAGGGCAACGGGCTTTTGTGTCGGGTGGATTCTCTTCTCATTCAGAGCCTTATTTCCCTGCATGATGTACCCCTCCGAAATGCTCTTTCCCTGTAGCATACCGTTCCACATGAACCGGAACAGACGCACGCTGTCAAACAGATCTGTTGCAGCAAGTTCACAATCTGAGAAACTTGTGCTCTGATTGCATTTATCCCACACGATCCTACCGGGTGCAAACTCATAGTCGAAGTAATTGCAGCCCCAGACGATATAGTGCGCAGCCACCCGGCGCAGTTCGTCAAAATAAGCCTTGCCCGGAACTTCCCACGATTCTGTTACAGGGTAGTAACAACGGCGCACGCCGATCTTGCTTTGCTTACAGCCATAATATCCGCGGCGCTCTGGGCCGGAAAAGTATGGAGGATCTACAACGGCGAGGTCAAAATACCCGTCCGGGATTTTTGCCATGCCCTCCATACAGTCCATGTTGTAGCAAACACTTATGTTTCCGTCCATGGCACGTTCACCCCATAGGAATATATCTGTTTTCGCATTGGACGTTGTTGCAAAAGCGCTCGGTGCCAATGACTTTCAAAGGTTTCCCGCAGAGCGGGCAAAACTTGGGCGTGCCGGGTTTCCGGTATGGGCTTTCTTCCCCGCCGTACATGACCCGTGTTAATGTGCACATAAGAGAACCGGGTTCAGCTGCCAGAGGGCACCGAAAACGTACCCCGCAAGAACTGCAATCCATTTTTGTTTACCTCCTGTTTACCACCCCGCCGGGATATCCTCATGATCCGCCGGGGCAAAATCCTCGCTGTAATTTTCGGACGGATCAGGCGCAGGCTGCCACTCATGATATTGCGGCTGCCACCACATGGGCACTCTGCCGGTTGCGCCCTCGCGGTTTTTCGGGATGCGCAGACTGACGTCAAAGTAATCATTCGGGCCCTGCAGCTGACGCTCTCCGTCCACTTGGCTCTCGATGAAAACAACGGCGTCCGCGTCCTGCTCGATGGTGCCGGATCCGCGAAGGTCTCCCAGTGATGCCTTTTTGGTGCCGCCGTTGCGATCCGTTACGCGGTTCAGCTGCACAAGCTCCACAATGGTGGTGCCGGTCTCCATGGCAAGCTCTTTCAGGCTGCGGGTAACGTCAGCAAGACGCTCCTGCTCCTTGCGCCCCTGCTGGGTGTCGGAGATCAGACCGATGTGATCCACAAAGACCACACGCGGGCGGTATTTCATGACCCGGGCGCGGATATCGTCCACGGTCATCCGGGTTCCATCATCGTAGATCATGCCGGTGTGTCCCTTGATGAGGGCAAAAGCGTTGTTCAGGCTCTCCCGCTCCTCCTCGGTCAGCTTGCGGTCACGCAGCCGGGTGGAGTTTATGCGGGTCAGTTTGGACATGGTGCGCAGCATCAGCTTGCGCCTGTCCTCCTCCATGGTCAGGTAATACACTTGGCAGCTGTTACTCAGGCGCAGAGCCAGAGCGAGAGCCAGATCTGTCTTGCCGTGACCGGGACGGCCAGCAATGACGGTGACCATCTTCTCGCCGAACAGACCCAGCTCATCCAGTTCACGCCATGCCATCCTGACGCTGGTGTCCGGCTGCTGCAGCCATTGGAGCGTTTCGTCCCAGACCTCGGCAAAATCCTTGACGTTCGCGTCCACCGATTCCCGCCGCAGGTGATCCTGTTCTTTCAGCGCCTCGCTCAGATCCCGGCAGATGGTGTCAGAGTCCGCAGGGTTCATGGCGATCTTGGCAGCAAGCTCCAGCAGCAGGCGCTTGCGGTAGTCCTCCATCACCAGCGCCTCATAGTCCTGCACATGGCTGATGGTGGGCACGGTCTCTGCTGCCAGCACGATCAGAGGCCGGAAGTCAGCGCCCAGCATCCGCTCCAGTATCACGGCATCCACGTTATGGCCGGTATCCAGCTGCAGCTTGATGGCTGCGAACAACTGCCGGTATGGCCCTTCCTCGAACATGGCCGGGGTCAGACGCTGCACGGTATCCTTGCACGCCGCCGGGTCTAAGATTGCAGCGCCGATCACAGCAAGCTGATGCTGCTGCGCAGTGGAGACCTTGTTGCTTGTCACGCTCCTACACCCCCCAGCAGGTCTGCGAGGGTCGTGTCTTTGGTGATTTTGCGGGGCTTATCCGGTGCAGGCTGCGCGATATGTACCGCCGCCGGGGTCTTGTCCACAAAATCCTTGACCGCAAACACGCCCGTCCATCCGTTTTCAACGCTCTGGTTCAGCATCGCGATGGCGTACCCGGCACGATCCTTCACGCCCGCCTCATCCACAAGCCGCTTGATGGACTTGCAGATCTTCTTTGCAACGAGAGGACTCCACAGCTTTTTCTTGTCCTTCTTGGCAAGCGCCTGCCGGTGCTGGTCAAAGTCCATCAGAGCGTCATACAGCCCGCCGGGTGCTCCACGGGAAAACTCGTCAAATACCTCGGCAACGGTTAGGCTGCTCGGCTCCTCCCGCGCCCCCGCGCGGGGTGTATTATAATTTTTTTCTCTCTTTCTTATCTGGGGTTCATTTTGAACTGGGGTGGAGTTCATTTTGACCGGGGTGTAATGGTCATTTTGAACCGGGTCCATTTTGACCGGGGTGTCATTTTGACCGGGGTTTGATGCACAAGTTTCCGGGCAAAGTGCTGTGTACCGATTGACAGTAACATTGCCAACGGTTTCCTGCCATTTGCGCAGCAGGCCTTTTTCTTCCAGTGCTTTCAGGGAACGCTTTGCGGTGCTTTCGCTGACCTTGCAGGTGTCCACGATATACCGGATAGAGCCGAAATAGCACCCCTGATCGTCCCGCGAAAAGCTATAAATTAAGGCATAGATCGCAGCGTCTGTGAGGGAGAGATCGTAGTCCTCCATCATCCATGTGTAAAGCGGGATAAATCCACCCTTTTTCGTTTCCATCGTCTATCCTCCCTCGAAGCCATTAAAACGGCAGGTCGTCACTGTCATCGATCACAGAAAAGTCATCCACGCCGCCGTAGTTGGCAGGCGGGTCTGCTTTCGGCCATGCCTCAGAGCGCGGGGCAGCCTCGCCGCCCTCATCCACCGGCTTGCTGGTGCCCTTGGAGCCCGCAAAGTTGATATTGTCGGCCACCACTGCAACAGATGTGCGGTTTGCGCCGGTCTTATCCTGATAATTGTTGGTCTGGAGACGGCCATTGATGGCAACCAGACTGCCCTTCTGGAAGTAGCGGCACACAAACTCAGCCTGCTGCCGCCACGCAATAACATCAATGAAATCGGCCTGACGCTGCTCGCCGGGCTTTGCAAAGTTTCGGTCACAGGCGATGCGGAACTTGCAGACATTCACCCCCGCCGGGGTGGTGCGGAGTTCAGGATCCGCCACAAGGCGGCCCATAATTGCGATAACATTAAGCATTGATATAGTCCTTTCCAACGGCGGCCATCCATGCAGCGTGTGCACCGGGGCCGTTCTTCTCCTCATATTTCGCCTGCGCAACGGCTTTCAGGGTCTGGGCGCAGGTGGCGTTATAGTGCGGGCTCATGCCCGGCTCATTGTGGTGCTGGTGGCACAGCCAGACCTTGAGGCCGTGTCTCTCCGAAAAGCTGCGCAGCGGCCCATTGAGGACGTGGTGCTCCTCCAGCCCGCGCGTGGTCTTTACCGCATACCAGCGGCGGCAGATGTAACACTCCTTTTCTGCCTGAATGATGCTTTTAGACAAGCGGCACCCCATCCTTTTGCGTGCTCTCATAAGCCTCGCGGTAAGAGTGCACATTATCGACCTGATACTTCTGGCCGTTGAAAAGTTTAATGGTGAACCCATCAATGAAGCCATACCGCCGGGCGACGTTGATGCACTGCGCCAAGCCCCGTGCGGTGTTCCGGTCGGTTCCGTGAGCCATCATCAGCTTTTCAAAACGTTTACGTTTCATGGTTCGCTCCATTCCTGCCAGTAGGCAGTCACTAAGGGATCACTCACGCCCATCTCAGCAAGGCGGTCAAAGATCCCGTCTATCATGTTCTTCATTTCTTGGGTGGTAAAGGTGGAGCTGCCCTGCGTGCACTTGACCGTGCAGCGGTTGTTATCCAGTATC